GGACAGCGTCGAGCATCTTGTCGGTCAGTTCAAGGCGGAGATCGACGAGCAGTTCCCCGACGTGCCGCCGACACGGCAAGGGAAGTGGTGGTGATGGGCCTCGCAATCATCACTGACGTCGAGGACGCAGACCTGCTCGACCGAGCCAAGTGGTACGCGTGGGGTGGCGGGTACGCCAACCATCCTCGCGTGGGCTACCTCCACTTGCTGATTGCTGAACGAGTCTTCGGTTCGATACCCGAAGGCGTGCTAGTCGACCACCGCAACGGCGACCGACTCGACAACCGCCGTTCCAATCTGCGCTTGGTTGACCGCTCGCAACACGCGGCCAACCGCGTCAGCACGAACGCCACGGGCTTCCGCTGGGTTCACGCTCAACCACGAGGCGGGTTCGCAGCTGAGGTGCGCTGGCACGGCAAGCGCCATCGCAAGTACGGGTTCAGGACAGCAGCCGAGGCACACGCCTGGGCCAAGGGAGTAGCTGATCAGGTGCAGGGCGGCGACGCCTTCCACCGAGTGAGGGGAGAGATGTCATCGGATTAGACCAGTATCTCTACCGAGGCATCGACCCAGTGCAGCAGGAAGTCGACTTCGGCAATGGCAAGACGTTCACCTACGAGACGAGGGGGCAGGAGGTGGCCTACTTTCGCAAGGTCAACTTCCTGCACAAGTGGGTCGAGGATCATCTCAACGAAGGTCGTGAGACCAACTGCGAGTACATCCCCTTCCACCTCGAAGCGATGGCCGGGCTGACACAGACGTGCGCGACCGTGATCGCTGACCCGAGCCTCGGGCCGGAGTTGCTGCCCACGATGGGCAGGTTCTTCTTCGGCAACACCAAGTACGACGAGTACTACATCGAGGATGTCGGGGACGTGCTCACTGCCCTGGCGCGCATCCTCGCCTACGAGCGAGAACGGGATGAGCCTGGCTGCGGCCAGTACTCCTACTACTCGTCGTGGTGAGTTTCCTACTACACGTGTAGTAGCGGAAGGTGGGGGCCGTCGTGGTGCTTCGGCATTGCGGCGGCCCCCACAAGCCAACAACCAACAACAGAAAGAGACAAGAAATGGTTACGCGGAAACGCAAATCAGGAGATCAGCTGCTCGCTGTTCAGCCAAATGGCGAGTACCAAGTGGTGCCGTGCACCTATGAAGGAATCAAAGAGGGCCTCAGCGATGCGACCTTCGACTTCGTCCACAACGAGGCCATCGGCATGTACGTCGACGACGAAGGGATGATCAACGAGTTGGAGTTCAACGTCCCCGCCTCGCTGGTCATGGGTCGCGCGCTGTTCGGGCCGGTGGTGCTGTGCGCCGCCTACCCGGATGACGAGGGTGACACCCTTCCGGCCAACGAAGTCGATGTCGAGGGGTTGAAGGCCGTCTCTCGCATCTGGCAAGAGGTGCTCGCAGACGCTTCACGCCTTGGTCAGGTCGTCATGACCCACGCCAACGAGACGACCATTCCGCCGCCGCGCATCTTCTCGGTGAACGACGTCGAGTTCGAGCAGTTCCTGGCCACTGGGCAGCTTCCCGACCGGGAGCCAGACGCATGAGCGAGGAAACAGGGAAACTCAATATTGACCCGGACACACCGGGATACAGCGCACTGATGAATCTCGCTGAAGAGGCGATATCCCCGGTGTACGTCACCGACCTCAAGCCGATCGACGTCAGCTACATCAAGGACACGGCGATGCGAGCGGTCGTTGCACTTGCAGCGAGTTGCCAGTGGAACGTCGTGCACAAGCCTGGACGGCAGGTCACCCTGATCTCCCGGACCGGGTTCAAGCAGTCGATCCCGACGAACACGTCGATCAAGTACGGCGTGTTCCTCAACCGGATCTGGGCGATTAACACTTACTCGTTCACGCACCTTCCGACTGCGGAACTGATCGACAAGCTGCTCAACCAGTACAAGCTGGACGCCTCGCACGCGCGTGCGTTCCGTCTCTTGGTCGCGTCAGTGTCGTCGGAACCACAGGCCGACGAGGACACCGATGAGGATCAGTTCACCGAGCAGGGCGATGCGTTGGCCAGGATGGGAGTGACGTCCGAGCCGGAGGAAGAGGCACCCGTCGAGCCGGACGAGTTCGTTCCGACGGAGCGAGTCGAGCCGACGCTGTCAACGGCTGCCAAGGGCTTGCAGTACGTCTCGCAGATCATGGAGACGGTGATCCGCAAGCTGGTCCCCGATGGCGACGACCAGATCACCTACCGCTGTCTGGTGTGTGGTCTGGAGTTCCCGACCAAGCGAGGCGTCGGTGGGCACTACGGCGGGCACGTCAGCAAGGGCGAGGCGGTGGCCAAGCCGGAGGCTCGGGACAACGTCATCAGGGTCACGCCGACCCCGGTGAAGGAGCCTGAGCCTGAGCCACCGATGGAGTTGACGGAGTGGGACCCACTCGTCGAGTACTTCCAAGAGCCGGTGTTCGACGACGAGGCAACCCGGCTGCGCGACATCATCAGCCAGGTCGCTGCGCTCGTCAGCGGGGACGTTGCCCGTGAGCGCGACGAGGCGCTCGCTGAACTACAAGACCTGCGGCAGAAGTACAGCGCCCTGCAGCAGACACTGAGCACGCTCTACGAGTTGCTCGGTGAACTCAACCAAACCAACAAGGAGAAGTGATGGCACACGAAGACTGGGGCGAAGGACCCTGGAACACAGAGCCGGACCACGATGTGTGGGTCGACCCGATCACCGACTTGGACTGCATGATCAACCGCGGTCCGAGCGGTGCGTGGTGCGGCTACGTCGGCGTCGGACCCGACCATCCGTGGCACGGGATGCAGTACGACGACGTCGATGTCGAGGTGCACGGCGGGCTGACCTACAGCCAGGCGTGCGAGGAAGGCGGAGAGATCTGCCACGTTCCGTGGCCGAACCGTGAGCACGACATCTGGTGGTTCGGCTGGGATGCGGCTCACTGGAACGACTACGCGCCAGCGATGGAGGCCAACCTGCGTGAGGCCACCAAGCGCTCGCCGGAGTTGGCGCGTGCCTTCATCGAAGGCGAGGGCACGTTCGGTCAGAAGGTGTACCGCGACATGGCCTACGCCATCAGTGAAGTACTGATGCTGGCTCAACAGTTGAAGGCAGTGGCCGATGAACCAGCCTGACTGCTGCATCTGCAGCCAGCCGTGCGAACCGTGGTTCGCGTCAGACCCGGCAACCGGCTACGGGCACAACCCTGACCCGTACGGGGAGCACGCCAGCGATCGTTGCTGCAACGCGTGCAACGACACCAAGGTGATCCCCGCACGACTGGAGTGGCTGTTCGGTGGTCGGTAGCCAACACACCTGCCCGCAGTGCCACGGGGTGATCTGCGCCACCAAACGCATCCCGCTGGAGGTGTCGATCAAGAACCACATGGCGTCATGCCCGGCCGTCCCGAAGGTCAAGAAGTGACCCTCGGGTGGAGCGACCGGGTCGAGCAGATCAAGCAACGGATGGCCGACAAGGACAAGCCGACCTACACAGATCAGGACGGCAACGATGTCCCGCTGTGCATCGTCTGCATGTACTACCGAGCGACGCACGGTGCGTACTGCGAACTGTGCTCAGCCGTCCTCGGAGAGGATGTCGTCGGTCGGTACAAGGGCGAGCACCCCAGCTACGGCAGCCGCTACGCCGCTGACCGCAGAGAACACGAGGGCCAGCATCGACACGTGCGAGACGAACGTGACTTCATCGAGCCAGCCCTTGGCGGCAGCCATCCACCAGATGATCAACGACGCGACGAGCATCACCGCGTTGACGACGATCGAGGTGATCGCGACCGGTAGCGCCAAGCGCCGGATCAGAGCGATCACTTCTGAAGAGTAAGCGAAGTAGCCCCTCACCTCCTGGAGGTGGGGGGCTTCTTTGTGCCCATGATCAGGGGATGGCGGAGATTTGGTACCCCTCGTACGTTCGTGAGTTCGCAGCCTGGGTGTTGATCATCGGGTTTGCGCTACTCCTGACCTGGCCGGGCAGTAGGGACTAGCGTTCGCCCATGTACATCGGTGGTGGTGTTCTCCTGTTGGTCCTCATCATCATCCTGATCGTCATCCTGGTGCGGAGGGTCTGATGCCTGCTGAGGAGTTCACCAAGAAGGCCGACACTCCGAAGAAGAAGCACCACTGGGAGGCCGTGTACAACGGGGCCAAGAAGGCAGGCAAGTCCCCGGCATCAGCCATCAAGATCGCCAACGCCGCGGTCGCCAAGCACGACTGGAAGCCAGGATGACCGAAGAGGACAACGACCTCAACGATCCCGAAGATGCCTACGACGCCAGCGACCCACCGAAGGAGCGACTGCTCAACTTCGCCCGCCGGTTGAACTGGTTGATCGACCGGGACGAGACGTTCCGTGAGCGCCTCGAACGGTTGCGCGACGACATCGATCGCCTGCGCAGTGAGATGACTGACTGATGGGGTCCATCTGCATCGGGTTCCTGGGTGCGCACACCAAGGACGGCTACGCCGAGCGGCGCATCGACGGCAAGGTCACGCTGCTCCATCGCTGGACGTGGGAGCAGGCGCACGGCCCGATCCCCGCTGGCATGGAGGTGATGCACTCGTGCGACAACCCCGGCTGCATCCGGCTCGGTCACCTGTCGCTGGGCACCCACGCTGACAACATGCGTGACATGGTCGCCAAGGGGCGGGCCAACACCTTCCACGCGGACAAGACCCACTGCAAGCATGGTCACGAGTTCACCCCGGAGAACACGTACCGCCCGCCGAAGCGACCCACGCACCGACACTGTCGGACGTGCCAACGGGGAGGGCAGTAGCCATCGGGAGTATCTACTACGACCTCCTGACCGAGGCCCTTCAGGAAGCAGGTGTGCAGTGTCAGGTCAACGACATCAACGAAGGGTGGGAGCGGCGGTCGCGATCCTCGGGTGGCTTCTCCTCTCCACCATTGGGAGTCTGCTGGCATCACACCGCCTCCGCCGCCTCGGTGAACAGCGACTTGAGCTACATGATCAATGGGAGTCCGGACCGACCGATTGGGAACATGCTCCTGGATCGGGATGGGATCGTGTGGCCGATTGCTGCGGGATGTGCGAACACGCAAGGCAAGGGCGGGCCAACTGAGTTCTCTCGTGGCACCGTGCCCCTCGACCAGGGCAACACCACGATGTGGGGCATCGAGGCACAGAACAACGGTGTCGGTCAGGCGTGGCCGGTCAATCAGATCGACGCCTACTTCCGTTGCAACGAAGCGCTGGCCGGACTGTTCGGCAACGTCATCACCGACTGCATCAGCCACCAGGGCTATGCCCCTGACCGCAAGATCGATCCCGCCACCGCCAACGCTGTCGAGGGTCCCTGGCAGCCAGCCTCGATCAACTCCTCGGGAACGTGGAGCTACTCCGACATCCGCGCCGAGGCGTGGAACCGTGCTGGCTCAGCCCCCACCCCACCTACCCCCACACCACAGGAGGACGAGATGGCCACGGTGATCCTCGCCGTCGAAGGACGCAACGCCCAGTTCATCGGACAGGGACCACTGCTCGCTGACGGCACGGTGCACAACCTGTTCGTCACCTGGTTCGGTCCCGGCCCGGACAGCGATTTCCTCAACGACCACCGCAACGCACCGGACACCAAGGTCCAGCCGGTGCTGCAGTCCACGCTGAAGCGCGACATCATCCTGCTGGGCAACCCGGAAGAGATCGACGACTCGACGGGTCGTTGGGCGGAGACGGACTTCTACCGAGTCATCCGGTCGTGAGTGAATGCCGCCATCATCGGCGGCGGCGCGCTGATTCTCACGCTGCTGGTGTGGGTCATCCTGCACCACGCCCGACCAGCGGTGAAGGTGGAGATTGGGGTCAGGGCGTGGATCAACCTGTTCCGACCGCCTGAGCTACCCGTGCCAGATGATGATCAGCGCCATCAGGACGGAACAGACGGCGAAGGTGATGAAGACCCAAGCGCTGTCACCCCTTAGCACACACCCAGTAGACCACTACAACAGGAGCAATCCGAGGGATGCTGCCGCCAGCCCTGCGGCGACGAGCGTGGCCCACAACGTCTTGACGCCGTAGGCCATCACCGCAGCAATGACGAAGACGATGAGGGCGATCAAGAAGCAGATGTCTGCCGCAACGAGATGCCCGTGCGTGATGCCCTCATCGGCCCCGAACATCAGCTGACTTCTTCTTGCGCGTCCGCTGCCTCGTCGCTGCCTGCATGGCCTGGCTCAGCGAACTGCTGCGCCTCGTTCTTGTTGAACGTCGGGTCCTGCATCGGGTCGTACTCCTCACCCACTGCACGACCGGTGCGCGGGTCGACTTCCTCGCCGCGCGTGCTGGTGGCGCGCGATCCCTTGCCGGTTGAACTCTCGGGCTGCCTGCCCTTGTCCTTCGGCTGCGTCGAAGCTCCGTCCTTCACCGTGCCGTCCGCGTCCCGCTCTTTGTCCTGGTCCTTGGTGGTCATCTGTCCTCCTTGATGGATGCTGATTGGTACCCACGCTGCCATGTCACGACGCCTGCACACGGCCCATCGCCCGCTGGCGACTGACCTCGTCGAGCATCGCGTAGTACTTGCGCAACGCCTCCGCCTCCTGCTGCTTGGGTGACAGCTGACGGATCGGGACGCCGACGAACCGACCATACGATTCGAGCAGGCGCGCCGGGTCGGAGGTGCCACCGACCGCACCCGGCGCGAGACGAGCGACCCGATCAGCGATCGGGTTGATCGACCGCATGAAGTTCATCCAGTTGTCGGAGACCTGGCCTGCCTCGTTGACCTGACCGAACAGCGAACCGAGCGCAGCCTGCGGTGCACCGAAGATCCCGCCCACCTCGTGGTAGTCGTTCGGCCCGTACTCCCGGCCGGTGAAGGAGTCCTTGCCGTACATGAAGTCGAGCGGCGCACTGAACGCCGGGTTGACCGAGTTCATGAAGGCCAGTGGCTTCTTCATCGACAGCGTGTCGGTGATGTTCTCGATGTCCTGGCCCATGCGCGTGAAGCCGAAATCCGGCTGGAGGTAGGCAGGCCGACCACCCATGTCGAACGGCAGGCGCCAGGTACCCAGCCCCTTCCAGTACTCCGGCTCGTTCTCTTCCTTGGCACCCTCGAAGTTGCGCTTGATGTGTCCGTACGCCGCGTACGCCGCCGGGTTGGTGAAGATCTCCTGCAGCTGCAGCGGCAGGTTGCGGGACATGAACGTCCAGAACGGGATGAGTCGCTTGGCCTGCTCGTCGAAGGCGGAGACCTCGGCGTAGTTGAAGTGCACCCGACCGATGCGCCGCACCGCCGAGGCCACCGTCTCGCCACGGTCCATCGAGTGCAGAGCCATGCCCAGGCGCAGCCCACCCTCGACCTTCTCACCCCAACGCTGGAACCCACGGGTAGCGAAGTTGTTCGACAACTTGTCGTAGATCCGGTTGGCCGACTTGCCCGCCACCCCAGCCTCGGCCACCCGACCACCGGCACCGGAGGCGAACGACGCAGCGAACGCGTCCTGGATACGCCGTGGCTGCTTGTCCAACCACTCGACACCACCACGCTCGAACTTGCGCCACAGCTTGGCGCCCTCCAACTGGGTGCGCAGGCCGACGCCATCGGCGGTGTTCATGAACATGCCGGACAGGGTGTTGCGTACCTGGAACCCAGGGCTCAGCGTGGCGTAGGTCTTGAACAGGTTGGTGAAGGCGTTGAGCGTGCGACCGAACAGGCCCGGCTCCTTGCTGATCTCGTACACGTTCTGCAGCGCGGCAGCCAGACGGTGATCGATGATCACGTCACCCTTGGCCAACAGCCCGTCGTGCATCGCGCGCCAGTTGTCGTTGAGCACGGCACGGAAGACGTCTTCGAGCTTGCCGTCCTTGGCCATGTCCTCCAGGTTCTTCACCTGGAAGCGGAAGCGCTCGGTCTTGGCGATGCGCTCCAACGCTTCCTTGTGCGTGTGCAGCAGGGACTCGGCAGCGTTCAGCTGTGCGTTGTCGAGCAGCGGGTTGGCCTTGGCGATGTCCTCCAACTGCTCGATCACCGACAGCAGTTCCTCGTTGCGTGACCGGGCGGGGGTCTTCATCACCCGATCCTTCAGGTCGGTCAGTTCCTTGCGCTTGCGCAGCAGGGACTCGCGCTCGGTCAGGTCCTGCTTCAGGTTGGCGAAGACCTTCTGCTCTTCGGAGATGGCACCGACCGCCTCGTCCCGCTCGGCACCGAACTCCTTGTTGATCCGCTCCTTGGCCTCGGCCGACTTGAACGGCACCTCGCTGGCGTACTGCTCCTCGACCTTGCGCGCATCCTCCAGTGGCTTGACCACCTTGTTGTGCAACTCCGAGCCGGGGACGATGTTCTCCGTGCCCGGCTGCAGCTGCGACGCCAGGTAGTTGGTGGCCTGCTCCTCGGTGCGTGGCGGTGGGATACCGACCAGCTGCCCGGTCTCCGCCGACACTGCGCTGTTCTTGAACGCCTCGGGCTGCGGTGGCGTGGTGATCCGCTCGACGTGACGCTCCTGCCCCGGCCCCAATCCACCGAGCGGCTCGGTCCACCGTGGGCTGGGCTCGGGGGTGTTGGCAGCGAAGCGCTCGCGCTGCTTGGCGTGGGTCTTCGCCTGGTTCAACGCCTCACGCTCGGGCAGGGTGGCGGCACGGACGTTGGCCTTGTACCACTCCTCGGCAGAGAGGATGTCGCTGGTCCCCGGCTGGCGGTTGATCTTGGCGGTGACGGCAGCACGGCGGCTGCGCTCACTACGCGCCACTCCACCCATCGCCTCGGCGTAGGCGTCGGGCGTCATCGGTGGCAGAGCAGCACGCTGTGCCTCGGTCGTGGCCAACCCTCGGGCCATGTTGTCGCGGGCGTACTCGGTCGCCTCGCGCAGTGAGGGGAAGCTGTCCCACTCACCGTTGGGCAGGGTGACATCCCACTTCGGCTGCTTGCTGGCCCGGTCCACGTCGATCGAATAGATCTCACCGGTCTCGGGGTGCTCCAAGACGAAGTGACCCTGGCCGTGCTTGACCGCCTTCACCTCTTCCGGCAGGCGCGGCTTGACCAGCGCGCCTTCCTCGAACAACTCCGGGTCGACCACTCGGCCCGGCGCCTGCTGCTTCAGGGCCAGGCGCTTCGCCGCTGCGTCGCGCGCCGCCTGGGTGGCCGACTCGCTGACGGTGCGTGGCCCCATCTTCAGGCGTGCCTTGGCATCCTGCACGACAGCCATCCGTCGCTCGAACTCATCGGCCGGGAGACGCGCCTCGTACTGCTCGGTGATACTGCGCACGGAGCGGCTGTAGTCCGCCTCGATCTGGTTGCGCTGCCGATTCATCTCGCCCGGCGGCTTGTCCTTGCCTGACTTCAGCTTCAGGTCTTCGAGTGCGCTGTCCCTGGCACGAGTCGCCTTGGCCAGACGCTCCTCGTACTCCTTGGGCGTCATCGAGCCCTCGTAGCGCAGCTTGTGGAGCAGCTTCTCTTCGGCCTCCAGCTGACGTGCCTTCTCCACCTGCTGACGGGAGTGGGGACGAGGCACCTCGGCTGCCTTGGCGGCGAGTTCCTGCTCGGCGGTACGCACCTGGTTGGTGCTCTCCGTCGGCCAGGTCTGGCGCCCTACCTCCGGGCCGGAGCGGACGATCGACTCGCGCTGCTGGGCACGAGCATCACGACCAGCCCGAGCAGCCTCGACCGCAGCGCGCTCCTCCTTCGTCGCGTTCTCCAACTCCACCGCGTAGCGCGCCTGCTCCTTGTTCCAGTTGTCCATCTGCACATAGGGGTGCAGGTTGCCGTGCGGACTCATCCGATCTTCGATGACACGGATGCGCGACTGAGCGTTGGCCCAGTCCATCCACCTCTGCCACTCGGGGTTGATCGTCGACTTGGTCAGCGCCGGGCGTTGCACACCGTTGACGTTCATCCAGGCGGGGACGTTCGGGTTGTCGAGGAACTTCGGTGGCGCGTCGGTCGGTCCGTCGTACGCGGCGACGAGTGCCTTGGCCTCCTCCAGTTCCCGCTTGGCTTCGCCGTACGTGCCCTTCTGGTGGAGCACGTCCTTGATCTCGACCTTGCTCGGGTCCAGCCACACGGTGACCGGGTGCTCGGTGGTTCCCAACCGACGCCCACCGGTGTGCGTCATCGCCACGTAGCCGTCGTCGCGCAGGCGCTTGTTGAGTTCCCAGGCGAACTGGTCAGCCATCTCCTTGCTGATGAGGTCGACGTTGGGGTCGGCAGCCTCCTTCAGGAGGCCGATGAATGCGAGCATCGCATCCTCGCCCGTCGAGTTGCCGCCAAGGCCATCGACCACGGTCTTCTGGAAGCGGTTGAGCGGGTCGGTCAACAGGCCGTTGGCGTTGTACGGAGCGATCTCGCGCTCAACGATCTCCATCATGTGATGACGCAGGTTGTAGTCAACCTTCTTGTCGAGATCGAGCTTCGGACCCTTCGGCCCCTCCATCCGGTACACCTCGTTCGATGGAGCGAAGGTGTCCGCTTGTCCCTTGATCCGGCTGTAGTCGATGCCCAGCTTCTCGTTCTCCGTGGTGTACGTCCCCGGACCGATGAGGTTGCCGGTCGACTTCCCCTTGTCGTCCTCGAAGAGGCTGACCCGAGTCGACGTGCCGTGGAAGTACTGCGGCGGATCGACCTCCTTCAGGTGCTCGGCCAGGGCGTAGTCGTGCGCCGCTTCGAACGACAGCGTTGCTGCCTTGGTCTCACCATCGGGACCGACTACGCGCCAGCGCGGCTGGCTGACCTTGCGCGTGCGCTGACGCATCGGTCCGGTGTCGCGCACCTTCAACAACGACGTCTCCGGCTTGGTCGGCTCGATGCGCCAGTTGCCCACCTTGTACCGACTGCGCCCCGCCTTGTCCGTCCCGTTGTGCTGGACGAGATCGCGGGCCGGGTCCTTGGCCGGGTCCCAGCCGACACGACGCAGTGCATCACGTGCCGTCTCGACCTCGTCGATCAGCTTCTGCTCGGAGCGCCGGATCTTCCCGCCCTTGGTGAGCAGCCGACCATCCTCGCGCGACGACTCCAACGCACGGATCGCCTCGGTGTAGCGGTCCTTCATCCGCTGGTACTCGGGGTGCGACTTGAAGCCCGTCTGCTCCATCGCCCTGTTCAGCACGTCCGGCTGGGACGGCTCGGGCTTGGGGACCGTCTTCTCCTTGGCGGCGAGCGCGGCCTCCTTCTCCGCCAGGTCGCCGTTGATCCACGCCCGGCGCTCCTCGATCTCCGCCCGCAGCCGGGAGCCGACGTTGCTGACGTGCTCCTCCAGGTCGGCACGGACCTTGGTCAGCTTGCGCAGTTCGGCAGCCAGTTCGTTGTCGACCTTCTTCGACTCACGTGTGATCTTGCCGTTCCACACCCGGTTGGTGTTCGACAGTTCCTTCTTCAGGAAGGCGATGTGATCGTCGACGTTGGCCAACACCGTGACCAACTCGTCGGCGTCGTCGCTGGTCATCTTGCCGAGCTTCAGCTTGGCGCTCTTGGCGTACTCCTGGTACTTCTCGATCTGCTTCTGCAGTGCCTTGATCCGCGGGTTGCCTGCCTTGGCCTCGTTGCGCAGCCCCTCGCCCCACGTGCGGCGCAGGGTGCTGGCATCCTCCTGCGCCTTCTCGTACACGTCGCTGGCGTCGTTGGCGAAGTCCCGGCGCCACTGCTTGCCCGCACCCTGGACGTCCTCGGCCAGCTGCTCGGTCAGCTTGACGTCCTTCTCCTTGCGGAAGTACTCGCTCGTCGGCTCGGCCGGGGACGGGGCGATGTCGTCCACCCCAGTGCCGGATTTGTAGCCCTCGGCGGTGACGTCGGTGACGCGGCGGGCGTAGGGCCGCTGGGCCAGCGTCTCGTTCATCTTCTGGTACTCGTCCCACAGCAGGCCGTCGAGCGTGCGGACGAACGGGGACTTGGTGTTGGCCAACTGCTGGCGGGCGAAGTGCGCGCCCGCATCGTTGGAGATCGAGTCGAGGTACGACTCACCGATCGTCTTGATGTCGGTCGAGTAGAAGTCGCCCTTCCACTCGGGGAACGCCTCGTGCATCGCCTCGTTCTTGGCGGCGACGCTGTTGCCCTTCAGCTTGACCTTGCGCCCGGCGAAGTCGAACTCGGCCTCGGCCACGCCCTCGGGCAGGCGCAGCTTGCGCGACTTGTCGATGTAGTGGCTGGCTTCGAGCAGGTCGTCCTTGACGATGTCGTTGGCCCGCATGAACGACTGGACGAACGGGTCGTCCGGGTTGGCCAACATGAACCGCCGCCACTCCGAGTCGAGCGTGTGCGGCAGGTAGGTGTCGGCGTCGATCGACGAGACCAGCTTGCGGCCGGTCAGCTTCTCGTGCTCACCGATGATGTCCTTGAACAGCTGGTTGACCCGGTTGCCGTTGGGCGACGTCTCCGCTTCCTGGACCAGCTTGGCGATCTCCGCGTCGCTGTACTTGTCGCGCAGTTCACGGATGGTCTTGCTCAGGTACGTCTTACCCCTGGCCTTCATCACGTTCTTGCCGATGTCCAGCTGGTTACGCACGAACACGTTGTTCAGCGCGAGCTCGGCATCCACCTCGGACGTCCCCGCCCGACGCATCGCTGCGTACGACGACTCCTGTCCCTTGGGGACCCGCATGTTGCGGACCTTGTTCCAGGTGCCTTCCTTGGGCAGCTTGTCGAGCAGGTCGCTGGTCTTGGCCCGGCGCGCACCGCCCGCGTCCTTCCACACCTGACGCAGCGCCTCGCTGCCGGGCAACTCCACGCCGATGCCGCGCACCGAGATGCCGCCGGTCTTCACACCGAGGTCAGCCTTGGCTGCCGGGGACATCGACTCGAAGCCGCGCTTGATCCCCTTGCTCACCTCGCCCCGATGCTTGCGCCACAGTTCGGGGTTCTCCGTCGCCCACTCCGAGGCGAGGTTCATCCGCTCCTGCAGGTTCTTCGGCAGCGGGATCTCCGCCTCGGGCCGACCGACACGAGGCCGGTGGATGTCGTCAGCGAAGCGGGCCTCGGCCGAGCTACGCCCTGCAGCCTGGCGGGCGATCTCCTCCTCCGCAGTACGCACGCCGGTCGGCAGCGCCGAGGCCGAGCGCTCCAACGCCTCAGCTGTCGCTCGCTCCGACGTCATCAGGGCGCGCTGCGCCTCCGGCAGGGCCAGTCGTTCACCACGACCGATCGCCTTCAGCGCATCCTCGGCAGCGATGGCCGGACGGGTGACGGTGCCCCCGCCTTCGAGCAGCATCAGCGGGTCGTTGAGGATGTCGGCGCCGAGGCCCTGGAACCTGTTGCCCCACTGGTTGCCGGTCGACGTCTGGATCTGTCCGTGGCCGAAGTCGCTGCGCGGGGCCAGCCGCTCCAGCACGCTGCGCTTCTCGGCCCGCGCCTTCTCTGTGTCGACACCCACCGGGGATAGCGGGATCACCTTGGCCAGGAAATCGAGGGCGCGCATCACCGGCTGGGCGTTGCCACTGTCGTCCTGCACGCCGAACGGGTCCTCCAGCGCCTCGGCCATGCCACGCGGCAGGTGCGAGGACAGTTCCTCCTTGCCGACAGCGATGGCCTTCATCGGTACCGACAGCACCTCGGCCGGGGCCAGAGCCACCTTGGTGATCGGGTTGTCGATGACCGAGGCGATGCCCTTCTTCCACCACGGCAGCTTCTTGTACGCCGCGTCCTGCGCTTCCTTCTGCGCCTTGGCCGCAGCCTCCTGAGCGCGGGCTTGGGTGGCCTTGTCTGATTCAGCTTGGACGTATGGGTCAAGAGCACCCCACCGACCAGCAAGCGCGGGCGTTGCCTTGCGCCCCGCTCGCGCTTGCTGTGGGGTCGGGCGAACTGGGGCTGGGGCCGGGCGTCCGGTGAAGCCAGCCGGGAGTTGCCGAGCCGGAGAGTAGATCTGGATCTGGCCCGGCGTTGCCATTACCTGTAGATCCCCGCCGTGCGGGCAGCCATCATCCGACCAGCGAGCGTGTCACTCAGCGGGGTGCGCCCGGTCGAAGCCAGGCCCATCATCCGCGCTCGTGCCAGCTGTCGCTGCATCGACGTCTCGCTGGAGTTGCTCGCTGCCTGGATGCCGGGGACGGTCTTGGCCGCAGCCTTGCGGGCCATCTCCACCCGCTGCCTGGCGGGCACCAGGTCGGCCGCAGTGAACACCTTGCGGTCGCTGCCGACTTGCGCCAATCCGGGGATCAGCTTCTCCAGCACACCGAAGTCCATCCCTGGCACCGTCGCACCAGGCGCACCGAAGTCGAAGTTGGTGTCGGCCGTGATCCCCGCACCCATCTTCACGCCAGGCTTCAGCTTGGTCGACGTGACCCCGTCCTTGGTGGTGTTCTCGACCGACCAGGTCTGCCCACTCGGCTGGGTCTGGTTGATCGACAAGCGGGTCGGGTTCCCTTGCTTGTCGATGTCCATGTACCAGTGGGCGGGGATGGTCTTCATCGGAGTGGACGGCTGACCCTTGGCCTTGGCGTCCTCGATCTGCTGCTTGACCACCTCGTAGTTGACCGGCGGGGCGTACAGCCCACCCGGCTGCATCCCCATCCCGTTGATGATCGGACCAGGCATGTTGACCGACCGATCGGGGACGACGACCGCACCCTGCATCGGGTTGTTCGGGTTGTACGCCTCCTTGTCGACCACCTGATGCTCCGGCCACAGGTTCGCCTTCGTCGCCTGGTTGTACGCCTTCTCCAGGATGTCCATCTGACTCTGCGCTCCGCCGAGTTCGTCACGTGCCTTCTGGTTGGCGGCGAGCGCGTCCTGGCGAGCGAAGTCCTCCTCCATCCCTTGGCCCCGGTACTGCCACGGAGCCACGGCGTCCTGCATCGAGGCGATCTGGTCGGGGTCGCTGTACTGCTTGTTGGCGTAGGGCAGTCCGTACTTGTCGAACCACTCCATCGTCGGGGTCTTCTTCTCCTTGGCCCCGAGGTAGCTCAGCCCGGTGACCGGGTCGGTGTAGCCAGCGACCGGATCATTGGCCAGTTCCTTCTGCCACCCACGAGACACCTCGTCGACGTCGGAGAGATCGAACGAGTTGGCCACACCCTGCGCCGTCGACAGGTCCTTGTTGATCGGCTTGACCGTCGGGTTGGCGCTCTCGCCCTGCGTCTCGTAACGCGGGGTCAGCGAGCCACGCAGTTCCTCACGCAGCTGCAGCGCACCCTCGTCGGCATCGTCGGGCGTCATCACCGCCTTCAGCAGTGCGCCCTTGGCCTGGCTGGCGGACATGCCTCCGCCGCCGTAGTCCTTCGGCAGCATCTGGCTGGCCATGAACCCTTCCCACCCGCCAGTGTTCGCCAGGCTCTGCAGCTGGCGGAGACCGGTCGGGGTCACCGGGTTGCCCTGCGGCTCGTACGACGGGGTGAACGCAGTCGGAGCGAACTGTCCGGCGATCGCGGCCAGCATGTTGTCGGTGCCCAGGCTGAGTTGATCCTGGAACAGGTTGGTCTGCTTCTGAACCTGCTCGGTCCCCGACGGCTGGATGATGCCCTTGGAGTTGATGACCGGCGGCGGCGACAGCTGGTCAAGCAGACCGAAGCCCTGCTGATTGATCTCCGGCTGGAAGCCACCGACCGAGTTGCCAGCGATGGGCTGGTTCGCATCACCCAGGCCGAAGTCGAAGATGATCTGCTGTTGTGTCTGCGGGTCCTGCTGGTTGAACCACTGTCCCCACTGGCGAGTGCCGGGGGTCGGCATGTCTTCGGGCCACATCGTCGCCTCCTCAGACGTTCGTCGACATCGGTGTGCCACCCTGGCTCAACAGTGCCTGGATGTCGGGGACGCTCAGGCCACCCTGGATGATCAGCGGCAGCAGGTTGCCCATCACCGACGAGAGCATCGCGTTCGTGTACTGGTTGTTCGTCGAGTAGTTGCTGTCCGACAGCTGGTTGGCCCGCTGCCAGTTGGCCTGGTTCTCGGCCAGCTGACCCTGGTAGTTCTGGTCGTAGATCTGCGCGGCGCGATCGTCCCAGCGCTGCTGCCACTGGTTCTTCGCTGCGCCCTGCTGCAGCCCGATGCCGGTGTCTCCCTGCAGCTTGGCCATGTCGTACATCCGGCCGGTGTTGGCCTGGTCCTGCTGGTTGGCGTAGCGACGGTTGGTCGCATCCTGCGCCTGGTTCTGCCCGAGGATGCCGAGCAGGTTGCCGAACGCCCGGTCCGCTCCGGCTGCCTCGCCCGCTGCGCCCTGAGTCATCTGTGGGCTGGCGCCCTGCGAGGCGAGCATCCGCTGGATGGCGTCGGTGGACTGGCCGGGCGCCTGACCGAAGTTCGCCGTCTGCTGCGTGGCGTACGGGTTGTTGGCGTAGTTGCGATCCATGAACCCGCTCAGCGCCTGGTACGCCTGGTCGCTCTGCGCCCGATCGTTGGTCACCGCTTGGCCCAGCTGGTTGCGCAGGTTGTCGTACATCGACGTGTCGAAGGCGGAGATCTGTGGACCGGCGTAGTCCGGGGCGTCGAATGCCGGACCTGCCTGCTGTGCGCCGGGACGGGCCTTGCCGAGTAGCTCCCACATCTTGGCCAACTGGTCCTGGTTGAGCATCGGGTTGGCGGCACCACCACCGCCACCACCGCCACCACCGCCACCTCGACCACCCGAGCCACCGCCGGAGTACACGGGCTTCAGCCTGTTCGTCGGCATCCCACCACCGCCGTTGCCCTGCGCGGTCATGTACGCGTAGATGTTCCGGTTGACCTCACTCGGGTTGCGCGCATCACCGATCAACCCAGGGTTCTGTGCGGCGATGTTGCCCGACGCCGTCCCCGGCTCCAGCCACGAGCCCGACTCGCCGGTCCAGTTGCCGGTGCCGTAGCTCGGCACGTTGCCCGACTGGCGGTTGGCCTTGGCCGTCGTCGTTGTCGATGGCTTCTTCGGCAGCTTGCCGCCCCATCCGGTACCACTCATCAGGTCCCCCCGAAGTACGGGCGCAGTGCTTCGAGGCCCTGCGCTGCGCGAGCAATCGCGTTCTGCTTCTGCGTCTCCATGTCAGCCAGGTTGTACTGCAGTCCGGACGACAGGTTGGCCTGGTTCAGGTCGAAGCCCTGCAGTTCCTGGGTCAGGTCTTGCTGGCCGCGCATGTAGTTCTGCGCGTAGTCGCCCAGGTAGTTGCTCATCGACTTGTTCATCGTCCCCGAGCGCACGCCACCGCCGGACAGGCCACGCTGACCGAACCCGGCGTACGCGCTAGGCAGGGACCGGTTGAAGTTCTTGGTCAGGTCACCGAGGTTGCGGCTGCCACGCTGCTGGGAGAGGAACCTGCCGTAAGCGTTGGTCGCGGAGTCGGTGTTGAACTTGTAGTTGAGGGCATCCGAGCCGCGCTGATAGGCCCCTGTGTCGACCACTCCATAGCCTTCGAGGCTGGCCATCAGCGGCACCTGATGATGTACGGGATCGACAAGAACGGCGGCATGTTCGTTCCCGTCGGAGCGACACCCGCCTGCGCTGAGGAGCCGTTGAACGTCGGCGTCTGAGACGAGTGGGTGTGGTTGGAGGAGACGCCACCGGTATTAGCGGTGAACGCGTGGAGGTGGTCGGTCACCGAGTGGGTGTGTGCCCCGGCAACAGAGGTCGACGGGACGAAGCCGTAGGCGTTCTCCTCGCCCAGGTCGATCCCGGCCGACGGACTGGCTCCGAGGCCATCGACGATGAAACCACTCGATCCGGAGAGCGCGACGACGTGGCTGTGATCACCGTTACTGCTCGTTCCCAAGGCGCGGTCGGATGCACCGGTCATCGCGCTCACCAGGTGGGTGTGGTCGGCGCTGATGAACCCGGTGTTGTTCGCCGCGTGGGTGTGGTCGATCGAGTGGGTGTGCGCCGGGAGCGACGAGTTGGCGCTGCCGCCGGTCGCCCCGACCGCATGGGTGGCGTCCGGACCGAGGGGGAACTTGCCGCCCATGTTCGGGGCGTTGAACGAGCCGCCCGAACCGCCCCAGGTGTAGCCGATCACGGCGAACAACTCCGGGTACGTCGCGGTCTGCAGCGGTGCCCCGTCGCACAGCAGCCACTTGCCGTTGCTCGGCGGAGCGGCCGCGCCCCACATCATCACCAGGCCGACGGGGATCACTTGATCGACGTACTGCTTGGGTGCGGCATCGAGGTTGGCGACCGGGTCACCGACCAGCTTCAGCTGGGCACGCATCGCCACGGTGCCATCGCGCTCGATGACCTCTTGGTTGATGTGCTGCTCGACCTTGGTGAAGTTGGCCTCGACCGGTTGGGCGTTCGCTGGCGTCAGGTTCTGGATGTCGTACTGAAATTGGATCTTGCTCATGTGCGCTCCCGGCGACCGATCGGCTTGATGACCACTGCGTCCACTCCCCACTTGCGTCGCGGCGTGTTCGGGGAGCGACTGAACCGCATCTGCACCGCCGAGGCGATCCCCATCGAACCGCCGCGGATCATCACCGAACCGATGTGCTCGGTGCCCCAGTTGGCACCACGCGGGTCAGCGGCACCGAGTTCGGTCCAGTCGAACCCGTGATTGGCCACGTCGTCCGCACCGCCCGCCGTCCAGTACGCCGAGCCCAGCGAAGGAATAGTGATCGTCCTGGTGCGCCGAGCGAACGTCTCGTCATAGTCGTGGAACGTCTCGATGATCACCTCGGTGTCACGCGGCACGCGCGGGCAGATCATCCGTGGCCGCTTCCACGACTTCTTCGTGTCCGGCTGATTCATGTTCATCCACGGCGTGCGGTAGAAGCTGTCGAACTCCTCGTGGTCGACCGTCTGCAACAGGTCGTCGTAGCTGTCCTCGATCGCGTCGAGGGTGACGGCGATGGCCATGTCCTTGGCCCACATGAACCCCAGCGGGAAGGTGGCGTTGACGTCGGAGCCATCGACCACCGGAGCCACTGCGCCGTGCTTCGACACGTACATCGTCCACGCGCCCTGACCGACGTCGGGATCGGCAACGAACAACGTCACCGGCCACGTCGTCGACTGGCCCGTCGCCCGGCGGGAGTGACGGCCCTTGGTCGTCGGCGCTACCGGAGGTGTGCGCTGCAGCACCGAGTCCTTGACCCACGGCGTACTGATCCACAACCGTCGCCCGGCCCAGGAGACGAACACGTTCTCGTAGGCGGTGATCTCCTCGAAGGCCGGGCTGAGGTTCTCCGACAGGTGCGTCGGTGCCTC